TTGGCTCTGTGGATGTCGATAACGTAGCTAGATGGCTTCAAAAGGGCGAGTTTGAGATTCTTGTTCCTGACGGTGTCGCACATGGCACGACTTATAGGCGCTTTGATAACGGACAAGAGCAACCTGACAAGGTTGTTTTTAATTTGGTCAATAATGGCAACGTCCCAGCTTTTCCTATCGTTACGGTTAAGAATAACGCCGAGAATGGCTATATCGGTCTAGTCAATGCTAGCGGAGCTCTTGAGGTTGGTGACCGTGAAGAGGCTGATACAGGGATAGTTAAGAAATCCGAAATCTTAATGGATTTTAGAGGCGATAAAATCTCAACTGGTTTTTCCCAAGCATTAAAAAATCAAGGCGTTACAAACGACAATACGGAGTATGTGGTAGGAACCGCTGAAAGAATAAATCTCTGGGAGCGTCCCCATATTAAATTAAAAAATCTACGAGGTGAAACCAAGTTACAAAACTATGCTGCTAGTCTAACTTGGACTATCCCGAATGATAGTGTAGGAGAAATTGGGTCTTTAAACGATTATCTTTGGTGGCGACAAGTCTTTTGGTCTGAGGCTCTTAATCAGTATGGTTTTATTAAAATTACTATTTCTGACACTAACGATAAATTCTTATACGGCGTGGAGAGTTTCAAAAGGTCTCTGGGCTCAGAATGTGAATATAACTTCTTTGCTAGCGATGGCAAGGGTAGCTATAACATTCTGAAACGTTGGGAATTTGACGGAAGCACTACAGGAGACATTAACCCTTTTAGTGTAGCTAGAGGCTGGTCAGATTTGAAACGGAATGATGACAAGGTACAAGTCTTTTATCGTGGCTCTTACTTTACTTTCACAGTTCCTGAAATAAAGGGCAGAAAGTCAGCTAAGATCCATGTGACATTAGGGGCATATCGAGATTATCCAATGGTCTCTCATATGTATCTTGATGAATTGTATTATCGCAAAGATTTTGTGCCAGGAATCGGTGATGTGCCGAACCGCTACCCAATCGGTTCAAACGTTGTGCTAAACAGCGAGAATGACACTGTCACAGTGGACGGCCTTGAGAAGATTGTAGACGTCGTAGATGGATCAAGTTTCTTGACTATTCCTCCAGGTAATAGTCAGCTTGAGGTCTATTGCTCAAGTTGGGTCAAGACCAAGCCAACTGTAAAAGTAGAATTTAAAGAAAGGTATCTATAGCAATGTTATTGACAATACATGACTCAAATTTGAGAAAAGTGGCTTTTATCGACAATGACAAACAGGATACATTGAACTATTTCAATGACACCTGGACAAGATACCTGGAAACTGGTTCTAGTACCTTTGATTTTACAGTCTTTAAAAAGGCAATTATCTCAGATGTAGGCAAAAAGAGGGCTTATAACTCTCTCAATGAGAAAGCCTTTGTTTCATTCAGATACAAGGGCAGAACTTACCTGCATACAATCCGAAAAATTGAGGAAAATGAGAAGGTCATTAAATGTTACGGTATCAATCTAAACCTTGAGCTTATCAATGAGTATTCTATCCCTTATAAATCACCTAAAGCTATGAGTTTTAAGGAGTTTTGCGAGGCTATGGACCTGCTCAACTATACTTTCTTAAAAATCGGTATTAATGAGGTTGCTAATAAGAAAATCTCTGCTGAATGGGAGGGCACAGATACTAAGCTCAATAGACTTTTAAGCCTGGCTAAGAAATTTGGCGCAGAAATTGAGTTTGACACACGTCTCAACGCTGACAGCTCTATCAAGTCATTTACAGTCAATGTCTATCATGAGCACGACGATAGCCACCAGGGAGTTGGTCAAATTAGCCCAAAAATCTTGAAGTATGGTAAAAACCTCAAGACGATCACTAGAGCGATTGACAAAACTGGGATCTATAACACGGTTGTCCCAACAGGCAAGGATGACAAAGGTAACGTAGTTGATATTAGGGGTCTTGGGCCTTGGTCTGTCAACAACGCAAAGGGAGAACGTGAGTTCTACCAGTCAGGGGCTGCATTGTATGCCCCTCTTTCAATGCAGATGTATCCGAGTACTTTCACGCATTCAACAGGTGACCGTGACCAGTGGACTCGTAAGGACATGACTGTAGAGAGTTCAAATCCTGAGGTCATCCGCTCGACGGCTTACCGTGAACTCAAAAAGAACTGTTACCCAGCAGTAACTTATGAGGCTGAGGGTTTTGCAGATTTGGAAATAGGAGACACAGTCAAAGTCTATGATGACGGCTTTAGCCCTACTCTCTTGCTTGAGATGAGGGTATCTGAGCAAGTAATCAGCTTTACTAATCCGAAGAATAACAAGACCACTTTCTCAAATGCCAAAGCGCTTGAAAATCGTCTATCTCAAGGCATTCAGCAACAGCTAGACAGGATGATAGAAGAGGCTAAGCCTTACACTATCAAACTTGCTACTGATAACGGTGTAGCCTTTAAAAATGGCCAAGGTCAGACCATTGTGACCCCTACTTTGATGAAAGGTAACAAGGTCATAAATAGCGGCTGGCGCTGGGTTGTAGATGGCGAAATCAAAGCCACAAGCTCTAGTTACATTGTCCGAGCCTCTGACATCAACCAAAAAATGGTTTTGACGGTGTCGGCTTGGATTGATAACAAAGAGGTAGCGTCTGAGCAGCTGACTCTTATCAATACGTCTGACGGAACGGCAGGAAAGACTCAGTACTTGCATAGAGCGTGGGCCAATTCAGAGGACGGGCGTGAAGGGTTCAGTACGTCATCGAGCGCCAATAAGCGTTATTTTGGAACATACACAGATTTCACTGAGGCGGACAGTCAGGATCCTACAAGATACAGCTGGACGGCTCTTTTCGATAACGTGAAAGGCGGAAATCGTAACTATTTCAAGAATGGTAGAGCTCAGCAAATCAACACAGGAAGCAGTGAAACGTATGACATGCGGACTTTCATTTTTGACGATTTTTGGAAAAATCCAGATAGGCTAAAACCAAATTATGTGCGTGTGGCATTTGAAATTAGCGTATCTCCAGCATTAGCAATAGATACACAGGCTAATGTGCATTTTTCGGCTAGCCCCTGGTACAAAAATCAAATCATCCTCAAAGCTGGAGTCACTACTCCTCAAAGTTTTGAGTTCACTATTGACCTCTCAAATGCCTCAGAGTCTTACAAAACAGATAATATTTTCATCCGTTTTGGTACAGCTCATGGATTTCCTGCTAATCAGACGGTCACGCTTGAAAATGCCATGTTAGCCGTGGGAACAAATTTTCTCGGTTACGTGAAAGCTATTGAGGATGTAGAAAGCGACATCAACTCTAAAGCAGACCAAGCACTAACTCAGGACCAACTCAATGCTCTAAATGAGAAAGCTGGAATTATCCAGGCTGAGCTTGAGGCTAAGGCTAGCACTGATACGCTTGATAACTGGATTAAGGCTTACAGGGACTTTGTCCAGTCTAACGAGACAGCGAGAGCACAAGCTGAGAAAGATTTGATTTCAGCTAGTCAGCGTGTTTCAAGTATTGCTAAGGATCTTGGAGAACTATCTGACCGTTGGAATTTCATCGATACCTATATGAGTTCTTCAAATGAGGGGCTTGTGATTGGTAAGAATGACGGTAGCTCTAGCATGCTGTTTAGTCCAAATGGACGAATTTCAATGTATTCAGCAGGGGTTGAGGTTATGTACATCAGTCAAGGGGTCCTCCATATTGAAAACGGTATTTTCTCTAAGACTATTCAGATTGGACGTTTTAGAGAAGAACAGTATCATATTAACCCTGACATGAACGTCATCCGCTACGTTGGATAGAAAGGAGTAAAATGCCTAGATTTAGTAATTCAAGTAACAGCTTATATTTGAATGTGTATATTGATGAAGTTTCAACAGACGTTTCAGCTAACACTTCAACCATCAACTGGCAGTTGACAGTTAGTCGTTATACGTACTATCACACATTCAATAAACAGGGAGACAGCACGTTGTCTCTGACTTTGGACGGCCAAAATGTGCATTCTAGCAATCCGATTTGGGAAGTTTGGGACGGCGAGGTCACTCTCGCTAGTGGCTCAAGCACAATCTCACACAACTCAGACGGTCGGAAAACACTACCTTTCTCATGTACGTTCAATCCTAACAATGGTTTACATGGAACTATCACAGTTTCAGGAAACCTCGGTCTGACTGCTATCCCACGCTCAAGTTCTGTAAGCGTGAGCGCTGGGGTGATTGGTAGTGCGGTTACTATCAACATCAATCGTCAGAGCTCCAGCTTTAAGCATACAGTACGCTATTCATGGGCTGGAAAGTCAGGGACGATTGCAACGAATGTAGACACATCTACTAGCTGGACGATCCCTCTTGACTTTGCAAACGACATCCCAAACTCAGCGAGTGGGACAGGGACTGTCTACGTTGACACCTATTCAGGATCTACTAAGACAGGAACGCAGTCAACAACCTTGACGGCTAGCGTACCAGCGAATGTGAAACCCACATTTACAGGGATTTCACTGTCGGACCTAAACGGTGCTGCTCAAAATCTCATCCCAAACGGGAACACGTTCATCCAGGTAATCTCTAACATCAAGGTAGCTTTTAATGGCGCAGTCGGTTCTTACGGCTCGTCTATCACTGGATATTATGCTGAAATCGTAGGCAAAAACCAGTCCACAAGTTCAAACGGTGGCAGTCTTGGCATTATGAATTATCATGGCACAATCAAAATCAGAGCGAGCGTGTCTGATAGCCGTGGTAGATGGTCAGATGCTAGAGAGGTATCTGTCACAGTGCTTGAGTATTTTGCTCCAGCATTGAGTTTTAGCATAGCCAGAACGGGCTCAACCTCTAGCACCTTGACCACTACAAGAAATGCCAAAATCGCCCCTCTGACAGTGGCAGGAAGTCAAAAGAATACAATGACCTTGACTTTTAAAGTTGCAAGGCTTGGGACTACTAACTTTCAAGTGGATACAGGACCAGCCACTGGGTCCTGGACAAGTATCTCAAACCTAGTCAATTCTCAGGCTAATCTTGCAGGCAATTATCTAGCTAATCAGTCATGGGTTGTCATTGGCACGTTAGAGGACAAATTCACTCGTACTGAGTTCATGGTCAACGTGCCCACAGAAAGCGTAGTTTTGTCTTACGACCGCTCAGGGGTTGGGGTCAACAAAATCCGTGAGCGTGGAGCGCTTGATGTTAAGGGTGACATCTATGCTAATGACCAGCCTATTCAGCAGCATCAGCTGACACGTAATAACGGAATTTCTATTTTAACGAAAGAAAGTCTTGATAATATCCTTAAAAATGGTATGTATTATAGCCACAGTGCTCCTGATAGACCAAGAAATCAGAATGGCTGGTTATTGGTTCAAGTCTATGATGACGCTCAATATATTGTGCAGACTTATTGGACGGCTACCACTGAAACAATGCTAGTAAGGTATAGAATGGATAACCGCTGGGGTGACTGGAAAGAGATTGCTACTAAAGATGACATCCAAAAATCCACCCAAGGAACACCTTGGCAAGTCCTGCCTTTGCAAAACAGCTGGGTACATCATCCTGAGTACGACAAAGTTCAGTACTCAAAAACATTTGATGGAGTGGTTTACATCAGAGGCACGGCTTACAAAGGCAGAACAACAAAAGAGACAGTTATTGGTGTCTTACCTGTCGGCTTTAGACCTAAACAAACTATGTTTGTATCAGCTCTAAATAATAGCTATGGCACGGCTGTTTTAGGTCTCTATTCGAGCGGTAACATAGTCGTCAAGGGAAACGTTGACGCTACTTGGCTTAACTTTGATAATGTATCTTTCAAAATTTAAAAAGGAGAAAGCATGAAATTAGAATACGGTTCAAAATCACAAGAATTTGATGCGAGCGGAACAGCATCAGCTACCAAGGTCACGCTAGTCAATGCAGACAGTGCTATCGTGCCAATTTTCTTACCAGCTGACAAAATCAGCTTGTCCAATACTGAACTTTTTGAGTTAGCTCTTGAGGCTCTTTACCAGGAAAACTTTCCTTTGCGTGCCGAAAAGGAGAAATTCAACCAGGTAGAGGCGCAGCTCAAGCAAAATAAAGAAATGGCAACTAAGGTAGAGCAAGCGACAGTAGAGAATAAGGAAAACCTCGACATGGTGTCAGCTATCACTGAGGTCTTGAGTGCCGTGGTAGTATCTCAAAATGGTGGCATGCCGACCTTTGCCTATGTAAAGGTAGCAAATTTCATCAAACCGCTTGCTAAGGACAAACGTTACAACAACGGAGACATCATCTCAGGTGCTTATCCGTTTGATACAAATCCGAAATGGCCAAAAGGAACCAAGACTATTTTCAAGTTCCAAATGCAAGCCACAGAGGGCTACACTTGGAAAGATCAGTCACTATCTGATATGCTTCAGCAAGGTGTGCTTACCGTGGTCATGCCACGTATCGAGTAGAAGGAGGTTGTATGCCGATTGAAGAAGCTGAAAAAATCGCTCAAAGTCAGGTAGCTTGGGCGATTTTGTTTATCTTGCTTTTCTTTATTATAATTCGATATCTTATTAAGACTTCGGACAAGCGAGAGAAGAAGATTATGGATTTGCATGAGCAATCAAAGGCCGACTCTAATAGACGAGAAGAGCGTTTGATGACTCACCTGGAAAAAACCACTACAGAATTAACGACAATTACACATACGGTCGGAGACATTCAAAAAGAAATGGTCCGTATGAACGACCGCATGGAAGAAATCGAAAAAGGAGAATAAC